TAGGAAATAAAATAGATGGTTTCTTACCTGCTGTTTGTGCAAACGCACAAGTAGACTATACAGGTGGTCAAAAGTTTTCAACATTTGCAGATGGTCAACCAGTTCACATACAATTAACACTAAACTTCTTAGAGATTAAGACTATGACTCTTGGCAACTACGAGGCAATAAGAGCGGGCGGAAAAGGTCAATTAGATGACCAGTCTATTCTTGATAGACAAAGTAGAACAGGTGTATACGATGACCCAGACGATTAAGGCGAATAAAGATGGCAGATAAATATTTTTCAAATTTTCCAGAGATACAGTATCAATTAGATGACGGTAAAGTTGTTTACATTAAAGACTTCTTTCGTAAGTCTAAATTAGAACAAGAAGCTGTAAATGCAATTATATCATATAACTTATATGAAATACCAGAAGGCGATAGACCAGATGTCACGGCTGCCAAACTTTATGGCAATCCTGATTTGCATTGGACATTTTTCTTAGTGAATGATATTGAGAACTACTATGATTGGTATAAAGACCAACAAACATTTGAACGATATATAAACAAGAAATATCCAGGTCAATTAGCAATCGCAAGTCAATCAACAGATATTGTCGCAAGAAAAACAACAGTATCAGATACAACAAATAAGTTTCTACTTGGTGAAAAGGTAACAAGTGCATCAGGAGAAGGAAGAGTTATTTTAGTTGAACCAGAAAAGAATCGTATTGCAATTGACGGAAAAGGATTTGTTGCAAACGAAACTATAACAGGTAAAGTTTCAACTAAGTCATTTGTGCCAACATCAGTAATCAATCATAGAGATGGTGTTGCGTATTATAAAAAAGATAATCTAAGAAGAAATTCAGAAACATCTGGTTACACAAAGGTTACCATGTATGATGATGAATACGATAAGAACGAAGAGAAGAGAAAAATAAAAGTCATTTCACCTGCTATAATTGATAGAATAGTGAAGAGATTTGAAAAAGTAATGAGGTCATGAGTAGAGATGTTCAACAAGGTGAACTTGTTGTCGACACTTTAGCAATAGCAAACTTAGAACAAGAATCTATTGACATACAAGCGTTGACATCAAATATAACCATATTCGAAGCAATCGATAAACCCTTTTTGTCAGGTCGTTTAACATTGGTTGATGGTCTTAATATAGTTAAGAACTATAGACTTACTGGTCAAGAATCTCTTACAATGAGAATCAGACAAGCAGAAGGAACAGGTGATTATTCAACACCTGAATTCTCAATCGAAAAAACTTTTAGAATATACAGTATAACTGATGTAAACAGAACTAAACAAAATATGCAACAATATGTAATTCATTTTGTTGACCCTAAATTTTTTACTTGTCAAAAGACAACCATAAGTCAAACTCTTCGTGGTTCATATTCTAACATACTATTACAAGTTTTACAAGAGAACGCAGGATTTAAAAAATTACCAAAGACTGCATATGAAAAATGGGACGAATCAGAACCAGAACACAATCAGTTCATATGTCCTAATTGGAATATTAATAGACTAATAAAATTTTGTTGTGATAATGCAGAGTTCAAAGGAAACACAACTTGGAAAAATAGTATGTTCTTCTATCAAACACTAAATGGTGAATTTAGATTTGATAGTTTTCAGAGTATGACTGCAAGAGAGTTTCCTTTAAGTTTTAGTTATATGCCAAGAAGTAATGTAGACCAAGAAAATAGAGATGTAAACGAACCAGAATTAGGACTCAATACTCAGATATTAGGTTATAAGATTCCACAAAGATTCAATACAATGAAAGGTTTGGTAAGAGGTGCGTATGCATCTAAATTAAAAACTTATGACCCTGTTCGAAAACTAGAAGAAGAGAATGTGTATTCTATATCAAAAGTTTTTGAAAGAGGAAATGATGAAGGTCATGTATCATCTCACCCTATGATAAGACCATCAGATTTAGAAGTGATATATCAAACAGATGAGATGTTAAGTTCTGCTGATTCACCAGACATGTCAGAAGAAGTAATCGATATTGCACCAGACATATCTTACGATTCATACACAATGTATAAAGTAAACATGACTAACTCTTTTTCAGATGAGGCAAAATTAGTTGATGCATCTGAGGGCAAACAAATAACACAACAAAAAGGACAAGAATATAGAGACACAGGTCATTTAGAAAGAAGAGCATTGTTATCATTGTTTGAACAAAGTTTAGTATCAGCAACAATACCTTTCAGAAGTGATTTAACAGTAGGCACAGTTGTATCTTTACAATTACCTTCACCAGAATTAAAAGTTGATTCATCATCAAATGACAAAATGTTAGACGGAAGATATCTAATAGGAAAGATGACATATAGTATCGATGTCTTTGGTGGTAAAGGAACTATCACAATGCAAGGTATAAAAGAAAGTTATGGTGTTAATGTTAAAGAATATAAACCGCTTGAAGAAGACATGGTTGGTCCTAAAGTAGAAGGTGATGTATAATGGAATTTTGTTTTGGTATAGTAGAAGATAGAAACGACCCATTGAAAATTGGTCGTGTAAGAGTTCGTGTTCACGGTTATCATACAGACAATAAAGGACTTATATCATCAGCAGATTTACCTTGGTCACATGTTATCATGCCAGCATCGACTGCTGGGCTTGGTGGTTTCGGTAATCAACATAATTTAGTAGAAGGCACAACAGTCTACGGACATTTTAGAGATGACGATATGCAAGACTTTGTTGTATTAGGTGTGCAACAAGGTATATCACAATCAGGTTATTTCGAGACAATCACAGATGAACTTTTAGAGAGAAGTGTTGACAAAGGTTTCAATGACCCAAGAAGAAAAAAAGTATCAGATTATGATGGCACGGCAGATGGTTTGAATCCACCTAGTGCGCCTGCAAGACCAAATTCTTTGGCTGCCTCATTAGATAACGCACCACAATTACTTAAAGATGCAGGTATAAAATATGATGGTTCAGGTTCAAAGAGAGAAGAGTTTACAGAGGCAGATAAAACATTACCTTACTATCCTATATCTAAAGATGCAACAGACTTAAATGTATTTACAACAGGTGAAGCAGATTACAGTTCAAGAGATTTAAGTGAACAAATAAAAGATAAGAAGACTACTATATCTGTTCTAGAACCTGGCACTGTAGGTGCTGATGAGTTTGGAAGAAAAGATAAAGAGGTCACTGGTGCAAAATCAAACGCAACACCTTTATATCCTTATAACAAAGCACATTACACTGAATCAGGTCATATAGTAGAACTAGATGATACGAGAGGCAATGAAAGAATATCAGTAGAACATAGAACAGGAACTTTCTATGAAATAGACCACGAGGGTAATGAGATTCATAGAGTTGTAAATGATAACTATACTGTAATATGTAAAGACAATGAATTATTTGTTGGCGGTAAAGTCAACATCAAAGTTCTAGGTGATGCAAAGGTTACAGTCGGTGGCAAAACAGATGTATCATCTACAAAAGATTTAACAGTCACAGCACCTAACATTAAGATGTATGGTAATGTAATTAAACTTAATTCGTAATGGCAGTCACAATCAAACCAATACCAAGCTCGTTTCCTTGTCCGTCAGGAACAATATTCACTTTACCTACTAAAGAAGATTTAGTAAATGGTATAAATGATATCGCAAAAATACCTAGTGAACTTAGAGTCTTCTTAGTTGAAGTTGGTGACCAGATAACAGAAGAGGCAAAACAAGAAGTAGAAGAGGCGATTGAAGACATAGAGAAGTTTATGGAAAGTCTTGGTGATTTGTTATCACCGTATTGGGAAAAAGGAACTATTCGTAATTGGCAAAAAGAAGCGAATGATGCTATCACTGAATTACTCGCAGACTTTCATACTTACATACCTACAAAGATTGCAGAGATAATTTCTAAAATTGTTCCTATAAGTTTCACTATAAGTTTATTTGGTTTGAGTATAGACATACTTAGAATCTTTGATAAAGAATATCAAAAAGAACTTAAAGACCAGATTGGGGGTATGACTCCTGATTTTAAAAAGAAACTTAAAGAACTAGAAGAAGATTTAAAGAATGGTAAGATAACCCAAGAAGATTATGACAAGATGATTCAAGAACTTATGGAAGGTAAATCAAAAATCATAGATAAGTTTTTCAATCTCATACCAGAAAGTCTTAGAGGGTTTGATGGTGAGAAGTATGGTCTAAAGTGTGATGAATGGAAAGCAAAGATGACATTTCAATACATCAAAACACAAATAAAAGAATACTTAACAAACACTCTACACGCAGTCTTTGGAAAACTTATCAAAATATTTGATGAGATATGGGACTTACTAGGTTTACCAAGTCTAGTAAAATTATTTACCAAACCAGATATAGGTGCAATCATTGATGGTCTGATAGAAACAGCAGTAGAGAAAAGAAAAGAACTTTTGAAAAAACTCGAAGACCCATTATTGAGTGATGAAGAGATAGAAGAGATTAGAAAACAAATCGAAGAGTTGTCTGGAGGCATAATATCAAAAATTAAAAACTTTAGTATCTTTGGTTTTAGTATAAACTCTATTATAGGAGAAATTGAAACAACAGTTCAGTCTTTAGAAGAACAAGTCACCGAGATGAAATTGGCATTTGAAGATTTTATTCAAAATTGGCAGAAGAAACTGTTATTCGATTGGGTAAATATAGTCAAAAAGTTTTTTGATAAGATTGGTTTAGGTAAAATTTTTGATTTCTTGACTTTAACATTTTGTGATGTCTTAAAGATTTTAGGATTTCCGTTCAGTATCAATGTAAAAACGCCACAAATAGAAGGAGTGACAACAACAGCGGCCGCCTAGTTGTTATAAATAGTTAAATGGCATCAAGAGATTACACAAAACCGAATTCAAAAACAACCTCAATCAAGAATGAGTATTCAGATATTGATATTATGTTTACTGCTCATCCGATTTCAGGTGATATCACTACAAAAAAAGATTCTGATGCCGTTAAAAGAGCAGTGAGAAATATTATACTTACTAATGATTACGAAAGACCGTTTAAACCAAACTTTGGTGCAAATTTAAGAGCGCAATTGTTTGAACTTCAAGGCATAGGTTCTAAAAAGAGAATAGCATCAGATATATCAGACGCTTTATCAGCACTTGAACCTAGAATTAGAAATGTAAATGTTTCTTTTGGTGAAGAAAAAGCAAACAGTATTAATGTAAGAATAAGTTATACGATTATAAATGGATTAGGTCAAAACACAGTTGACTTCACAGTAAATAGGGTACGATAATGTCAGTAAAAAGTTCACAAATAAATGCAACAGATTTAGATTTCGAAACTATATCTGAAAACATAAAAACATATCTCAAAGGTCAAGAGAAATTTAAAGACTATGACTTTGAGGGTTCAAATCTAAATGTATTAATTGATATGCTTGCATATGCAGGTCATGTAAGTGGGTTGAATACAAACATCGCCGCTTCAGAATTATTCTTAGACTCAGCACAAATTAGAAAGAATGTAGTATCTCGTGCAAAAGATTTAGGATTTGTTCCTGCATCAGAGAAAGCTTCAGGTGCTCAACTAGAAGTTAAGATGTCTAATATAAGAAAACCAGACGGCACAATACCTACTGCAAATGATATGACAATGCCAAGAGGTCATAACTTTGACACTGTATATGATGGTGTCACATATAACTTTGTAAACACTACATCAGTTGTTCCTACAAGAGACGGTTTGAACTTTTCTTATCCTACAGTTGACATAGTTCAAGGACAATACATAACAGATTCATTTGTATTTGATAGTCAAATAAAAAACTCTAAGTTTGTTTTATCAAATGCAAGAGTTGATAGGTCTAAATTAGAAGTATCAGTCAACTCAAATGGTATTGTATCTAAGTATACATTATCTACAGAAGTATCAACAATCACAAGTTCATCTCGTGTATTCTATGCACAAGAAAACGAAGAAGGATTCTTAGAGATATACTTTGGTGATGATGTATTAGGTAAAGGTTTAGTAGATGGAGACTTAATCAGTGCAACATATATCACTGTAGACGATATACACGCTGATGGCGCAAAGTTATTTACCATGAAAGACTCTATCAATGGATTTTCAAATGCAACGATTACAACACTTTCTAACGCATCTGGTGGTTCAGAGAAAGAAGATATAGAATCTATTAAGTTTAAGGCAACAAAGTTCTACACATCACAAAATAGATTAGTCACATTGAATGACTACAAAGCAAAAGTAAGTGAATACTATCCTAACGCAGATGCAG